AATGCTCCCATTTTTTATTTTGGTTTTTATTTTTATTATTTATTTTGCAATTTTACTCATGATGTCTTTCATTCTAAGGAACTGAGGATTCTCATATGTCTTAGATTCAATCAAGTTAATTGCGGAACCTGATTGTGGCTCACGGTCAATTACTCTTTCAATTGATTCTGTAATTGGTGTCGCTTTTGTGCCTTGTGAAAGTTCATCTTTAATTGTTTTATATAATGCCTTTGATTCCTTGAGAGTTTCAGCAGAGTCAAATCTTCTAAGAATGTTAATTTTTTCATGTTTAGAAGTTGAGTGTTCAGTGAAAAGTCTTGTAGCATAAGCCAAATTTGAATTAAAGATTGCTACCTCATTTAATTTATCTCTAAATAAATTAAGTGCCTTTCTGTATTCTTCATTTTTGGTTCTCAACATTTGTAATTCTTCCATAACTTCAACACTTTCAGCAACGTTTTTGCCGTATTCGTAGTTTCTGTTAGGAGTAATTCCTTTTCTTAAACCTCTACCTGATTTTGAACCCATTCCATAAGTGCGTGATGCTTCTTTAGCTTCTCCTTTAGAAAATTTCTTGGTCTTGCTTGGCATTTCCATTACTTCTCCCTCTTTGAATTCAAACTTAGGTCCTTTACCTAGTCCAACAGTTTTACCTTGTTTTTTCTTTTCGTTGAAACCGCCTTTTGATTTCTCATAAGAAAAAGTAGGTTTACCTGTTTTACCTTTAGAGCCGACTTTTGGTTTCATACCCTCTTTGGTTTCCATTTTCTTAGCTTTTTTAGCTTCCATCATTGGTTTGTAACTTTCATTGTCTTCAGCATCCTCATATGAACCTTCTTCGAGTTCGAATTCGTATTCTTCCTCTTCAAGTTCATCAGCAGGAGTGTCATCGATTTCAATTTCGTACATAACCTCTTCTTTTTCTTCTTCTGGTTGATATGATGCGTCTTCATACATTTCTTCTTCCATCGCCTGATAACCTTCTTCCGTTTCATCATCTTCTTCCTCTTCCTCTTCACCTTCCATTTGTAAAAGGTATTCGGCTTCAGTTTCGTCATCAGAAATTTTAGTGTAGTCACCATCAGGAACTACGGTTACAGTGTCAGAATTTTTCATGTTTTTGAAAACTTTAAAAACTTCTTCGAAGTCCTCTTCACCTGTAAGGTCAGCGACTGGCTCGTCATCCATGTCCATCATATCAGACATTTCATCGTCCATGCCCATCATACCAGGCATTTCGTCGTCTTCCTCTTCGTATTCTTCGTCCTCTTCAGATTCCTCTTCTTCAGATTCCTCTTCGTCTTCGAATTCTACTTCGGTTTCAAGCTCATCTTCTTCAGCTTCTTTCATTTCAACCTCTTCGTCAGTCTCTTCTTTCATAGACTCTTTTACTAGTTCGCTAATTTCTTCCTTCATTGTCGAAGCAAGTATTTCTTTTGCGTTTTCATTAATTACTTCTTCCAAATTCTGTATTTGGAGAAGTGTTTCGTTAACTAAATTTTTTTCAGCCATTTAACTTTTTTTTAATAAATATATTAAGAAGCTAAAAAAATAAGTTTTTCTTGATTTATAAATGAAAAAAGGGGACAAATGTCCCCTTTGGTAAAGTTTAATATGAGTATATATTACTCTACTACTTCATTAATTTTACTCTCAACAATCGCGGTAATTCTCCAATCCTGAGAATATGATTCAAAAAGCTTTGTTACTTTAGCCTCAACGTCAGTCGGGCTAAATCCTTTGACAAGTTTTTCTTCTTTTGTTTTTTTGATTTTTCCTGACTCTGAGTCAACATCATCGATTGTAATTTTTGCTACAAAATATTTTTCGTCCATATTAATTATTTTGATAAATAATCGGTGAGTTTTTTCATTAAATCAAGTGAGCTACCCATTTCTCTTTGTTGTTTTAATTCTTTTTCCTCTTGTAAGTTTTCTTCATACTTGTATCTGTCTTTTTCGTCCTTAAAAAGGTACGCGCCAGGTGTTGATGGAGAAGAAACAAGGTCAAAACAAATTAGTTCAAAATCTTCTTGGACTTCATTCTGTTCTCCTCTTTTTGCAAGTGACCCAACTCCTCTTGAGGATATACCAAGAGTAACACCTTGTCTTAAAAGATTTGCGGCTTGGTCTCCTTTAGTTGAAACTATCCCTCTCTCGTGAAATCCTGGAGAAGTTAATAATCTAAGTTTACCAAGAAGAACATTTTTGTCCCACCACATATCAGTTATAATGTGTGATACTCTATCGAGGTCAATTAAGGATGATTCAGGGTGATTAAGTTCAGATAATGAGGTTCCTCTCTTAATATAGTTTTTAGTGTAATTGTCGGCTTCTCTTCTTAATATTTTCTCAGGATATATTCTACCGTTTCTATTTGGGGTATCGTACTTTTGTAGTACGGCATAAAATTCAAATGGCTTAGAGTGGTCTGTAGTATTAAAATTTTCTTTTATTACTCTATCATTAGAGAATTCAGTAGGTGATACATAACCTGCATCATACTCGATAAGAATTCCTCTACCTGACTCTGTCGGTCCTAAAATTCGTAAGTTTTGCATTTAATATTTTCTTTATAAATATTAAACTACAACCAAATTTTTTTCTTTGTCATTTTTTGTTAAATGAAAATCGAATAATTCAGATTGTTGGAATATATCTTTTTCTACATAAGATATAATTCTTTTTATCTCATTCTTTAATTTAATTGATTTAAAATCAATTTCCGTTTTAATGTAAAAGGTCATTTCCAAATTCATAAAAGACCTTTTTCCTAATGTTATCCCACTTGTCCTTAAATCTAAATCAACAATGAATTTACTGTGAAAAATAAATTTATCTGATATCTCTAAAAGAAGTTGTTTAATTAACCTATTCAAACAGGATACCTCTCTACCCCAATTTTCTAAAGATTTTTTTGGCTCTACCCAAGACTGTATGTTTATGTATATTGACTTTAAATTTTTTGAATCTACCGTTCCATAAGAAGTTTTAAAATTTTTATATCCCTTCAGCACACAAGATTTCCCTTTTTTCATTTAACTTTGCATAATATCCGTTTATTTATATATTAAATTTAATAAAAAAAAACCAATAGTCAAAATGTTAATTATTGAAGTTAAAAAGGGTAATGTTGAGGGTGCTCTTAAACAATTTAAATCTAAAGCAATTAAAACAAAACTTGTTTCACAATTACAAGATAGAAAAACATACAAAAAAAAATCTGACGTAAAACGTCAGATTAAGAAAGATGCAATTTACAAACAAAAGAAATACTCAGACAATTAAACCTTTGTGTAATTGTTCGAGTTTGATAAATTCTTTTTTATCAAATTTTGTTGATTGTATTTTATTCTTTGTTTCAAGTAAAGTTTGTTTAATTTCTTCATCTGATTCTGAAATTAGTTTTTCTAATTTTTGAATTGTCGATTCTTTAATTGTCTCAAACTCTTCTTTTGTTGGTTTCTTTTTCAAAGAAGAGATTACCTCTTCTCTATCAGATTCGTTAAGTTCAGATAGAGTCTTTTCAATATTGTTATTTGCAATTTTCAACATTGTACTTATCGGAACTACTTTTTTAGATTCCTTTATGGTTGGTTTTTTCATAAGGGATTCTACAATATTCTTTTTAGCCATTGATTTTCTCTCAGGGTGTAATTCATTACCGTAAAATAAATCATCAATTGTAGTGTAGTTATTTTCTTTAATTATACCTTTTGTCCACTTCAAAATTTTATTTGTAAAATTCTCAGTAAGTTCAATTGACTTAACCTCTTTTGATAAATCATCCACCATATATTCGGCAATTTCTTTATCCAAAGATTTATTTTCTTTTAATGTATCATAAATAAAATATAGTCTTTTAAAAGATTTATTCTCCAATAGTTCGTTCTTGAAGAATTTCATATCCTTGTCTAATTTTTTGTCGACAAATGATTTAACTAATTTATTCTCTACTAAAGTTTTAATTATACCGAATTTCATATTAGTGTTTTCTGTATAAATATCAATCTTTTAGTAAGCTGTTTAGTTTTTGTTCCATTTCACCTAAAGATTTTTTTGCTTTAGATAAATCAATCATTTCATTGTCTCCAAACATATTACTCTCAAGTAGGATATTCATATCTCTTTCTAACGACTCTGGAGTTACTCCGGCCTCACCTCCTGGTTCGGGACCAGGTGCTGGAGGTGCTGGCAATTCACCAGGTGGTTCAGACATCATTCCTCCTCCACCTTCCTCAGGAGGTGCTCCTCCTTCTGTAGGAGTACCAGCAGGTTCACCTTCCTTCTTACCATATAGTTTATCCAAATTATCAAATAATCCTGTATGAGTAATAACCTCAGCAGTTTTCTTGAGTTCTTCACCAACCGCTTTTTCAATACGCTGTTGTTGTAGGTCAAGTTTAATTTCTTCATCAGAAAATCCTAAAATATGTTTCTTAGCCCAAGACTGAGAAACTGCAGCAATTCCTGAACCAGGGTCTGCAACCATATCTTTATATAGTAAAACCTTTTCTTTCCAAACGTCGATTCGTAAAAGGTCAGCTTGAGTAGATGGATTAGTTAGAGACAAAGTAAAGTTTCCAACCTCTTCTTCGAATCCTAATACAAACAAGTGAATGATTGCAATTTTATTCAATTCTTGAATCATATTCTTTTGAATACGATTTATAGTTCTTGCAAAACGAATATCTTGTAGGGATAAATTTTTTCCGTCTCCTACAGTCTCCTCAAATCCAAGAAATGCTTTCGGCACACGTAATGCCGTTAAAAGTTTCTTTTGTATATATTCAATATCAGCAATTTCTGATAGGTTTTGAGCACCTGCAAGAGTTTCAATAGGAGAGGCTTGAGCTGGGTCACGAACAGGGACAAAATAATCTTGGTCAACAGCCATTTGATTAAATCTCATGTCCACATTTCCTGTTTTATGGTCAACAACTTGGTCTCTCTTGAATTTGTTTGCAAATCTTTGGATATATGGCTCAACATCAGCGTCATCCATATTTCCAACAAATACTTTAAATATTCTTCTCTCAGGTGCTCTTGATGTTCTATAAATTAACATCGCATCTTCAGACAGTAAAAGTTGTTTCCAAATACGTCTTGCCTTTTCAAGCATAGATGTACCGTAAGGAAGTCTTCTATCGTCTCC